GGCCGTTGAGAACACCTCAGACACCATCACGGTGTACGGCGTGATTGGCGAGGACTGGTATGGCGAGGGCGTCACGCTGAAGCGTATCGATGCCGCGTTGCGCGCCATTGGCGAGCGGGACGTGACCGTCTACATCAACTCGCCAGGCGGCGACATGTTCGAAGGCATCGCTATTTACCACCGCCTGCGCGAGCACAGTCATCAGGTCACCACCAAGGTGCTTGGCATGGCGGCCAGCGCCGCCTCGATCGTCTTTCTCGCAGGCAGCAAGCGAGAGGTAGCCAGCAGCGCATTCCTGATGATTCACAACTGCTGGACCTGGCTTGCAGGTAATCGCCACTACCTGCGCGACATCGCTGACGACATGGAGGAGTTCGACGCAGCAATGGCCGACCTCTATGCCGAAACCAGCGGCCAGTCGACGGAGGACATGGCCGAACTGATGGACGACGAAACTTACATTCGTGGCAAGCGCGCCGTAGAGCTTGGGTTGGCCACCGGGCTGCTGTCGTCCAGCGAGATCACAGAGCGCGAAACCGAAGAGGCCGCCCAGAACAACGCACTGAAGGCAATGGACGTAGCACTGGCCAAGGCAGGCATGCCTCGCTCAGAGCGCCGCGAGTTGTTCGCCAGTTTCAAGTCCAGCATGCCTCGCGCTGCTGGCGGAGGTACGCGCGACGCTACCTCGACCGACAAGCCCAGCGCTGTCGCACCAGACCTTTCCGCCTCACTGAGCGCGGCAACCACTCTCTTGAACTCTCTGAAAGGTAAATGACCGTGGACTATGAAGCCCAAGTCAAAGAAATCAACGCCACGCTCAAGGGCATTGGCGATCAAATCAAACGCCAAGCCGAGTCCACCGAGAAGCAAATCAAAGCCTCAGGTGCGATGAGCGAAGAAACCCGCGCCAAAGTGGACGAGCTGTTGACCAAGCAGGGTGAGCTTCAGGCTCGCCTGGGCGAGGCAGAACAAAAGCTCGTTAACGCAAGCCGCGATCGCGGTCATCAGGAAGAGCCCCAACTGTCGGTCGGGGCCCTAGTGATCGGTAGCGAAGAAATGAAGGACATGAACTCGTCGTTCCGCGGCTCGCGCCGCGTCTCCGTACCTCGCGCCGCCATTACTACCGCAACCGGTGGCGACCTGGTTCCAGCTCAGCGCCTTGCGGGCATCGTTGCTCCGCCGCCGCGTCGACTGACCATTCGTGACCTGGTAGCCCCGGGCACCACGGAATCGAACTCCATCGAGTACATCCGTGAGACCGGCTTCACCAACAACGCTCGGACCGTGGCTGAAACCACAGCCAAGCCATATTCCGATCTGACCTTTGCGCTCGCAACGGCGAACGTTCGCACAATTGCTCACCTTTTCAAGGCGAGCCGCCAGATGCTGGACGACGCGAAAGCACTGCAGAGCTATATCGACGCACGCGCACGCTACGGCCTGACCATGGCGGAAGAGGCTCAGTTGCTCTACGGCAACGGCGCCGGCGCTAACCTGCAAGGCTTGATGACTGTCGCTCAACTTTACGCCGCACCTGCCGGCGTCGCTGTTGTGGGCGAGCAGCGTATCGACCGTCTGCGCCTTGCGCTGCTGCAGGCCGAACTGGCCGAATTCCCATCTGACGGAATCGTGCTCAACCCTATCGATTGGGCGGCGATTGAGCTGACCAAGGACGGGGAAGGGCGTTACATCATCGGCCAGCCGCAGGAGGGCACCAATCCTCGCCTGTGGAACCGTCCGGTGGTTTCGACCCAGGCCATGACGCAAGACGATTTCCTCGTCGGTGCATTCAAGCTTGGCGCGCAGATCTTTGATCGCATGGAAATCGAGGTGTTGATCTCGACTGAGAACGACAAGGACTTCGAAAACAACATGGCCACGATCCGCGCTGAGGAGCGACTGGCATTCGCCATCTACCGCGACGAAGCGTTTGTTACCGGCCCGCTCACTGGCGCTCCGTGACCCCATCACCAAGCAGCGCCAGTAATGGCGCCCAGCTGGAGAATTACTATGGCACGCAACAAGGCAACACCAGCACCCGCCGCTGAGACAGCGGCCGAACGGAACCCTGCTCAAGATCCTGCGACCAATCCCGTACCTGTACCGGCCGTACTTGAATCACCCGTGATCCTGAGCGAGGCGACTGATGCGGTAAATGCACCTGCTGATCAACGTTCGGATGGCCCTGCTCCTCTAGAAGCATCGCAGGGTGCCCCGGTGGTTGGTGTGCAGCTCAGCGATTCGGTTGGAGCACCTGCTGCTACCGATGGTTCGCAGCCTGACGGTGCAGATGCGCACTTGCCTGAACGCGCTGCAGAGCAAGCCGCTGATGCGCAGAACGACGACAAGGATGGCATTGCCGAGACCCAGCCGGCGGGCAATCCCAATGCGCCGACAATTCAGATCTACCCGATGCGCTCTTACATGGACGCAGATGAGTTGCGTCGTCGTGGCGGTCCATCGTATTCGGTGCCACGCCGACACGGCGAGGACCTGGTGCAGCGCAAGCTGGCATCGTTCCAGCCGCTGGAGGAGTAACCCGTGCCCGTCATCAGCATGGCAATCGCTCGTCATCACCTCCGTGACCCAGAAGATGATGATGAGTATCTGGAACTGCTGCTGGATGCCGCTGAGCGGAAAGCGTCGGATTATCTTAATCGACAGTTTTTTGCCGACGAGGAAGCGCTAAACGAGGCCCAATCGGCAGGTTTGGCGGGCACGGCTCCAATCCTGATCAACCCGGCTATCCGAGCCGCCTGCCTGCTGATCCTGGGCCACTTGTACGCTAACCGAGAGGATGTGGTCACGGGCACTATCGCCCCTGCTATCCCGATGGCATCGCTCTCACTGCTGACGCCTCACCGAATAGGGTGGGGGGTATGAGGGCCGGCCCGCTGCGGCACAGGTGCCGTCTTTTGAAAGCAGTGCGGGCTCAAAACAGCACAGGCGGTTTCGACGAAGTCTGGGTTGAGGTCGCCGAAGTATTCGCTGAGGTGACGCTGCCAACGGGTCGAATCATGCCCGTTGCGGAGCAACTGAAGGCTGTCGTCACTGCTGAGGTCCGGCTTCATCCGCGCGCTGATGTGGCCGCCGGGTGGCGGCTTGTTCGCAAACGCACTGGCCAGACGTACAAGATCGAGGCGGCCCTACTGAATAACGAAGGCGACATGCTGCGCCTTCTTTGCTCATCCGTTTCAAATCCATGAGGTCGAACCATGAAAGTTCGTGCACTTGGTATCCTCTCCGGCGCATCTGGCGACCGCGAGAAGGGTGAAGAATTTGTCGTCGACAAAGCGTATGGCGCTGGCCTGATTGCCCGCGGCTATGCCGAAGAAGTCGTCGAGAGCCCCGCAGTCGCGGACAAGGCAGGCAAACCCGGAAAGGCCGATTCGGCCAAGGAGTAGCCAGTGGCCCGTCGCTCGAGGTTGCGCGGCGACTTCAAGCTGCGCCGCACGCTCCGCAATATTCACACAACCATGGACAACGAGCTTCGACCGACCATGCAAAAGTGCGCCGACCGCATCCTCGGTACCATGCAGCAGTTGATTCCCAAGGACACGGGCGCAGCAGCAGGTGCATTGACCGCGTTCGTATCGAAAAGTGGCCTGGACGCCGAGATCGGGCTGCGCGGCAAAGGCGTCAACAAGCAGTTCTTCTACATGCGCTTCATCGAGTACGGCACGAAGGGCTACTCCGGCACCGTATATCGCCGCGCTGACATCAACGCCATAGGCGGTGAGCACACCAAGAGCCGTGACACCAGCCAGCTGAGTGGACGGCGCAATGGCATCCGGCAGCGCGGCGTCAAGAACAAGTCTGACGGCGCTCACTTCTTCGGCAAGTACCCAGACATTCCTGCGAGGCCAGCGCATCCATGGCTGCGCCCAGCCCTGCAGGTCAACCGCGAGTTCGTCATGGCAGAGATCGAGGCCGCAGTCAGCCGAACGCTGATCAAGGCAAGTAAAGGAGCCGGATATGACTGATCCATCACTTGCGTTGCAGGAGGCGATATTCGCCAGGCTACAGGCCGAGGTCAGCTGCCCGATCTACGACGGTGCGCCGCTCAATGCGGATATGCCCTATGTGTCGATTGACCGTGAGATCTCGGTGAACAGCAGCCCCATATCA